GAGATTTAATTGATTTTACTATTACAACATTAATTAAAAGACATGGTCATAAAGCAGGTAAAATAGAAAAAATATCTGGATCTACAGATGAACGTATTCAACAAATATTGAATATTACAGGCCTTTAACATATTTATAATAAAACCCTATTATAATGAAAAAATCTGAATTAAAAAATTACATCAGAGAAAATATTATCTCTACATTATCTGAAGATACTGATGCAGAAATTGCTAAAACAAAAGAATTAACTGCAGCTATTCAGGATCTAGAATCAGCTAAAAAAGAAGCTGGTATTGAGGAAGATGCAACACCAAAAAAAGAAGACTTTTGGGCTGATTATCAAGATATAGGCCAATTTTACTTAGAAGGATTTGGTAGGGAACATACTTTAACAGACAGCCAATTAGAAGAATTAGGTAAAAAAATTGTTAAACAATTATATAAAGGTGATGTTGGTAAAGCATATGATGATATTGTAAATCGCTTTAAAAATCCAAAAGACATAAAAGAAGATGAAGATAAAGAACCAACTAAAGCAGAGCTTAAAAAAACAAAAGGTTTAGCTAAAGCAAAAGAAGAATTAGCATTATTAACTCGTGAGATGAAATCATTAGCTAAAAAATACTCTAAAGCAGAAGGTGAAGACAAAGAAAAATTAGTTAAAATCTTAAAAGGTAAAACTAAATTAAAAAAAGAGTTAGAGAGTATTTTAGATAAATAAATATGAAATTTAACGAAAGGTTTTTATATTCATTAAAGATTGTTATTTTATTAGTTATTATAGCTTGGCTATTATTTTCTAATAAAGAAGATTATACTGAAGATTACAATGCTAAAATTATAGCATTAGGACAAAAAGTCGATTCGTTGCATTATATAAATGACGAATTGACTTTTAAAATTGATACATTAAATGGTCAAATATCAAAATTAGATCAACAAATTGATTTAAAAGATAATAGAATAAGAACTTTAAAATGGAAAGTAAATGAAAAAGTTAATGCCGTTGATTCTTTTGATGATAATGAGCTTGAAAGGTTTTTCACAGAACGTTACAGACAGTACATCGATTCAACTGAAAAAACCAATAGCAAAATTAGTAATTAAAGATTTAATTACTGGTGATGGAATCAAAGAAGAATTATCACTTAGTGTAAGTAAAATAAAGTTATTAGAACAAAAATTTGTTTTAAAAGATAGTGTTATAAAAAATTTAAATTTTCAAATAGGAAATTTTGAATCTATAATGTTAACAAAATCAGATCAATTAACTTTATCCCAGGAATTATCAAAAAGACTTCAAAATGATTTAAAAAAACAAAAATTAAAAACTAAACTTATGGGTGGAGCAGGTTTAGTTGCTATTGGAGCAGTAATTTTTATTTTGAAATAATATATGTCTGATTTAAAAAAAGTAATACGTCAAGAATATCTTAAATGTGCCCAAGACCCAGTGCATTTTATGCGTAAATACTGTTATATACAGCATCCACAACGTGGTCGCATACAATTCAATCTATATCCTTTTCAAGAAAAGGTATTAACCTTAATGCGCGATAACCCTTATTCTATTATTTTAAAATCTAGACAATTAGGTATATCTACTTTATCAGCAGGTTATTCTTTATGGATGATGACATTTCATAAAGACAAAAATATACTATGTATAGCAACAAAACAGGAAACTGCTAAAAATATGGTTACAAAGGTAAAATTTATGTATGAAAATTTACCTTCGTGGCTAAAAATTGATGCTGATGAGAATAATAAGTTAACATTACGATTATCAAATGGATCCCAAATTAAAGCTACGTCAGCTTCAAGTGATGCCGGTAGATCAGAAGCAGTATCTTTACTGTTAATTGATGAAGCAGCCTTTATTGATAATATTGGGGAAATTTGGGCATCAGCACAACAAACTTTAGCAACAGGCGGTGGTTGTATAGCATTAAGTACCCCTTATGGTACAGGTAATTGGTTTCATCAAACATGGACTAGAGCAGAAGCTTCGGAAAATGATTTTTTACCCATCAAATTACCCTGGTATGTTCACCCCGAAAGAGATGAAACATGGAGAAAAAGACAAGATGAACTATTAGGAGATCCTAGAATGGCAGCTCAAGAATGTGATTGTGATTTTAGCACTTCTGGTGATATAGTATTTTATCCTGAATATATAGACTTTTATGAAAAAACATATGTAAAAGATCCTATGGAAAGAAGAGGTGCAGACCAAAATTTATGGGTTTGGGAATCACCTGATTATACTAGGGATTATGTGGTAGTAGCAGATGTTGCTCGTGGAGATGGAAAAGATTATTCGGCTTGTCATGTAATTGATGTAGCAAATAATGTACAAGTAGCTGAGTATAAAGGACAATTAGGAACTAAAGAATATGGTCATTTATTAGTAGGTTTAGCTACAGAATATAATGAAGCCATGTTAGTAATAGAAAATGCTAACATAGGTTGGGCAACAATCCAAGTAGCCTTAGATAGACAATATCCTAACCTTTACTATTCACAAAAGAGTGATTCCCCAACATCTAATTCGTATTTTGATAAATATCAAGACCATTCAAAAATGGTAGCTGGTTTTACAATGTCATCTAGGACACGTCCTATGATAATAGGTAAATTTCAAGAGTATATTAGTGATAAAGGAGTAACAATACAATCAAAAAGGTTAATAGAAGAAATGAAAACCTTTATATGGAGAAATAATAGAGCAGAAGCTCAAAGTGGTTATAATGATGACCTAGTAATGTCATTTGGTATTGGAATGTATATAAGAGACACGGCCTTAAAATTAAGACAACAAGGATTACAGGCAACTAAAAATGCTTTAGGTAATATGTCTGTAGATAGGACCTCATATCAAGGAGGTTATGGTTTTTCAACTGGCACTGATAACCCATACCACATGAAAACCCCAGATGGTAAGGAAGACATTAAATGGCTTCTTTAATAATATTTATAATAATAATAATATACTATGGCTGATAAAAGCGTATTTTCAAGATTAAAAAGATTATTTTCTACTGATGTAATCATAAGAAATGTAGGTGGAAACCAAATAAAGGTAATTGATAGTGGTAAAATACAATCTACAGGTGAATTAGAAACTAATTCATTAATGGATAGATACAATAGAGTTTTTTCTACAAGTCCTTCTTCTTTATATGGTGCTCAATTCAACATGAATTATCAGTATATGAGACCCCAATTATATTCTGAATATGATTTAATGGATAATGATGCTATTATAGCATCTGCTCTTGATGTATTAGCAGATGAATCAACATTAAAAAATGATATGGGTGAAGTACTTCAAATCAGAAGTGCTAACGAAGATATACAAAAAATATTATATAACTTATTTTACGATGTATTAAATGTAGAATTTAATATGTGGATGTGGGTCCGCCAAATGTGTAAATATGGTGATTTTTTCTTAAAACTTGAAATAGCAGAAAAATATGGTGTTTATAATGTAATTCCTTATACTGCCTACCATATCGAAAGACAAGAAGGATATGATCCAAAAAACCCATCAGCAATTAGATTTAGATATGCAGCTGATGGAATGGATAACTTAAGTTCAGGTATGTATCCAGTACCTGGTTCTACTGCAGGTAATTTAATGAATGAACAAGGTATTTTCTTTGATAATTATGAAATGGCTCACTTTAGACTCCTTTCAGATGTTAATTATCTTCCCTATGGTAGAGCTTATATCGAGCCTGCTAGAAAATTATACAAACAATATGTTTTAATGGAAGATGCAATGTTAATACATAGAATTGCACGTGCCCCGGAGAAAAGAATTTTTTATATGAATGTAGGTTCTATCCCTCCAAACGAGATAGATGCCTTTATGCAAAAAACAATTGGAAATTTAAAACGTACCCCATTTCAAGATAACAAAACAGGGGAGTACAATTTAAAATATAATATGCAAAACATGATGGAGGATTTTTACATCCCTGTCCGTGGAAATGATCAGACAACAAAAATTGAAACAACACCTGGATTACAATATGATGGTATTGCTGATGTTGAATATTTAAGAGGTAAATTATTCGCCGCCCTTAAAATTCCTAAAGCATTTTTAGGGTATGAAGAAGGTGTAGAAGGTAAAGCTACATTGGCTCAACAAGATATTAGATTTGCTCGTACAATTGAAAGAATACAAAGAATATTAGTTTCTGAGTTAAATAAAATTGCATTAGTTCATTTATATACACAAGGATACACAGATGAAACATTAACTAATTTTACGTTAGAAATGTCTAGTCCCTCAATTATCCTAGAACAAGAAAAAATTGAATTACTTAAATCTAAAACTGAATTAGCTGGTACTTTATTAGAACAAGGTTTAGTACCCTCTGATTGGATTTATGATCATGTTTATCACTTTAGCGAAGACCAATATGATGAATACAGAGATTTATCTAGAGAAGATGCTAAACGTAAGTTTAGAATGGCACAAATAGAAGCAGAAGGAAATGATCCCGTTGAAACTGGT